AGCCGTTGTTCAACAAAGCAGCCGCCTTGACCTGCTTGGTGTTCGCCATACCACGGGCGAGAGCCTTGGTGTAACGAGCAGAGAGTTGGTCATAGAGGTTGTCCTCCATGGCTTCCTCAGTGATCGAGAAACCCATCGCAATCGTTTCGTGGTTGTAGCGAGCGGTCCAAGCCTCTTGAGCGTTGTCATAGGCAATGGCCTGACCTTCCGGTTTCACCGGGGCCGTGCCGAAGCCCGACAACTTGACTTCCTCTTCGAAAGCCTTCTCAGAGTTCTCGGTCTCATAGATGAGCGTATGCTCATCCTCGTACTTGGCATACTCCAAACCGAACAAGGCATTCAGCCCCGGCAGGAGTTCCTTCAACATTTGTGCGCGTGAAATAGCCATTTTCTAGAACTCCTTAGGCTGTGACGCTACTGTAGTAACCGTGGGTCAACACATTGAGTTTGACCAACAGTTCACGGTAGACGGTGAACACGATGTTCGATGCGGAAGGAATGGCCGTGACACTACCCGGCACATCAATCGCCGCATTGATCGTGACCGAAAGATCGCCAGCGGCGGCAGCAGCCGTCACAAACGAACCGGTCTCAATCAACTGACCATTGCTGGCGTAGTAAGCCACACTGGTTCCCACCGGAATCGCCGCCGGAAGACCCGAACCCGTGAGGGTGATCGTGGTGCTGGAGGACGAACCGGTTGCCGCATACGAGATCGAAGTCTCCGGAACCACACCGACGCAACGCAGCGGGAGGATCGTGGTAGCCGGGGTCGCAGTCGGCGCGAGAATCGCGTTCTTGCTGTTACCGGTGTTCACGTTACCCGACGCATTGTCGATACAGGACAGGTTCGTTCCGACCATCGCATAAGCGCCAGAGGCCATAACAGTCGTTGCCGAGCAGACAGCCGCTTTAAACACGGTATCTGGATCGTCAACCACATAGGCCACCGCATCACCAGCCAAAGTCGAAGCGGGCCAGTACTGGCTAAAACGCTTGTTCTTGGTGACTGGATCAGTGTAGGAGCAACCAAAGAAAACACCCGTTAATGCGTTTGAACTGGTGGTGGCACCAATTGCAGCGCGGGTGGCCGAACCTCGTACGACCTTGACGAAATCCCCGTAGAAGATGTTCGTCGCATAGCCGTACTGAATCGGGTACATACGGGTGGAACCCGCAAATACCTGACCGCCGATGAGGTTAATCGGCAGGAACCCATAAGGGGCTGTTACATCAGTTCCTGAAGCCATTTGAAATTACCTCGATAAGTGGAAAGATAAGGATTTAACCTCGTCCGAAAGTGGTGCGCGTGGATCGCTCCGGATTAAGGAGCGGCATTCGCGGATCATTTTCCCGTAGATAACTACGGTCCACACCGTCGATCTGTCGATCTGAAAGGTCTTGGAAGTATTTCTGGCGTTGCAACATCTTCTCTTGAGGAGCCTTGCAAAGCAGCAAACCCCCCACTTCCACGTTCCCTTTAAACTGAGAATTGATGTCTGAAAGGATCTTCAACTCAGGATGATCCTCTGCTTTGACAGGTTCCCAGCCCTCACGGAACTGGCGTGAGACGTTGGTGTTATCCGAACGTCCTAGCGAAGAAGTGCGAATCCAGCGGAATACCCAACCGTCTTTCGGCTCGGGGACCGGCAGTGCAGATTGCGGCAACCAAGCGTCCGTGGGACGCGATTCGGCTGCACGGTCAATACGAATTTTGCGCTCATCAGCCATTGTAACTCTCCTTGATGAGTTGTTTGGCGTACTGCTCGGGGGTGATGCCAAGTCTCTTAGCGACAGAAACTTGTGTGGCAGTCAACTGGATTTTGCGTGGCTTAGCGCCGTTGTTTCGGCTGGCTGAAGCAACCACGGTGGAAGGGGTGCGTTGAGGGGCAACAGAGACTTGAACGTCTCCGCTATCTTTCTCAAAGTAATCTGGAAAACGCTGCCGCATCGCAGCATCAATCTTTTCGTAGTACTCGTCCGTGTCGGCTTTGATGCCTTGCTCACGAATCAGAGTCTCATGAACTCCGTATGCCAATGCGGTCATCTCGCGGTTGCCTTGAGGGCCGAACCAAGGATTGCGCTTGGTCCAGTCCAGAGCTTTATCGCTCGGCTTGGGCGGCTGATACTGCGCCACCGGAGGTGCGTAGTTTTGAGGGACCTGCTGGGGCTTGGGTCGAGACTGAATAACACGCTCATGTTTTTCAGCCTCCCGAAACTCCGTCTGGGCATTCAGGAGTTTCTCTTGGGCTGCGATGATCTTTTCCGCATCACCGGCTTCGTAGGCGTCCTTGTAAAGGTTCTTGGCCTGTTCAAGGGCGAGGTTAGCACGGGCTTTGATTTGGGCGACGAGTGCGCCTTCTCCGCGCTGGATCAATGACTCGTATTGCTGGTTTTTGGTGACCAGTTGTTGTGCGTAGCGAAGAGCCTCTTCGCGCATTTGTTCTGCGGCTTCTCGTTGCCGCTGCGCTTCATGCTGTTCGTACTTGAGCTTGTTAATACGTTTGCGGACTTTTTCACTGTAGTCCGACAGTTCTTCATCGTCTTCCTTCTCAGCCTGTTTGGTAGGCTGCTTAGGCATGTCATCGACGATTTCGAGTTCTACTTCGGGTTCCGAAGCAGACGGGGTTTCCTTTTCAGGAATTTGCAAGGGGGCTGAAACTCCGAAGAATTTCTCTTCCTTGGACATGGTTTCCGTACTCATGCTTTCACCACTCCTCTAGGATCTTCGACAACCGCCTCGACGGAGTCATCGTTGATCAAACGGAACTCTTTCCCATGGACCTTGAAGCGGGTTCCCGAATAAGAACGCATCATGATCCAGTCCCCTTCTTTGCAGTAAGGGCCAGAAGGGAAACGATCAGCGGACTTGTAAGCATCCGGTCCCATCGCGAGGACGAAACCAACGATGCTCCCAATCTCTTCAGCCTCAAGTGTTGAAGAGGCTTTAAGGATTCCACCTTCTGTTTTCTCTTCCGGGTTAGGTAGGGCGATGAGTAACTTGTACCCAGTCGGTTTGGGTAATTGACTTGCGGCTTTTTGGGCCTGTTCGTCGTTTAAACTTTTATCCGTCATAGCACCTTCCGGTGGTTGCACCCTTGCGGGCGGTTGCGCTGTTTACACAGCGAAGTTGTTAAGCCGTTTAATCATCGTCAATTTGTTTCGTGAGGTCAAGCAGTTCTCGTTCGGCGCGGGCCAAACCCTCGACAACACCACAACACCGCTTGTACTCAGCGAAGTCCACACAGCCGCCACCGGCAATGTGATCGGCCATGTCGTTCATCTGCTGGCGTAGAGATTTACGCAGGTATTCTGCGAGATTATCGCTCGCGGTCTGCATTGCGTTCCATCATGTCTTGTTCTCTTTGCTGGGCGGAGAGTAGATCCCGGGCAATTTCGACGCCTAGTTTCGCGCCTTGGACCTTGTCTCGGGAGGCAATCTCTTTGCTCTGAAGTTCGTTCGAGGCGTTGGTCGAAGCGATTTGAACGCCAAGCCTTGCGCCTTCGATACGTTCTTGAACCTTGAGACGCTCTTGTTCGGACTGCATCCGCATCTGGGCCTTTTGCATATCCGCTTGAACCTTCGCCATGTCGGCTTGGGCTTTCTGCTGGATTTCCTGAGCGCGAAGCTGGAGTTTCTGCATTTCCATTTGCAGTACCGGGTCTTGTTGTTCCTGCATCTGCTGCTGCATTTGGGCTTCGCGTTGGGCCTTTCCCAACACTTGCGCTGCCGCAGGGGCGACGAGTTCCGAGATACGGTATTCGATGTCCTCGGGGAGGGGTTCCCCGGGAGGGGGGAGCTTGAGGCCGAGTTCTTTCTCGATCTGCTGGCGGTAGGCAAAGGCCAAGTGTTCGGCCACATGCGCGGCCAATGCCGCTTGGAGAGCTTGAGCAGCCTGAGGAGCCTGCTGGAGCATTTGCTGAAGACGGGGATCTTGGCCGAAAGACATGTGGACCTGAATGTGCGCTTCATGATCCTGATAGATAAACGCCTTGATGGGTTTCATCGTGAGGGCGTTCATGTTCTCGGTGACCGGATCGGTCGGCGGAATCTCTTCCTTGTTCGGGAGAACCTCTTGCGGGTCCGCGATCCCGAGGGCTTCGATCATCTGCCGGTGCAGCATGGGCAGGTCATACAACTGCGGGGCTTGGGAGGCGAGTTGCAATGCCGCCTGATATTTCATGATCCGCTGGGCCATGGTCCCGGCATTGGGATCTGATACCGGGATCACATCGATGCGATCATCGAAATCCTGTTTGGTAAGTTCTTTACCCGGGATGTCGTAGGGATATTCCGTGGGGCCGTAATCGAAAATAACCTGCGAAAGGAGTTTCAACTCCTTCTTCATGGAGGCGTGTAAACGGGCTTGGACCGCTGACAACACCTTCATGGATCGTTCGATGATGGCGAGGGTGGTTCCGACAGGAGCCTCCCCGTTCATGTCCGCCACCTTCATGTCGGCTTGGGATGCGAACCTTCGGCCTTCATCGACGATGTTGCCGAGCAATTGATAGAGGGTTCCCGAAGGCTCCTTGTAGGGGAGGAAGGTGATGTTATCGCGTAAGGCTCCGGACGGAATGTCCACATCACGGAACTCACCCGGCATGATGGGGGTATCATCGCCTTTGATCCGGAGTCCGCGAGTTTTCAATCCGCCCGGAAGATTGGAAAGGGTTCCGGCGTCCACCAATTGGCGGAGGATGGACGTCGAAGATTTCGCCAGTCCTCCCACCAAATGGACTAATCCGAATCCATAGAATCCGAGTCCGGGGATGTAGGTGTATTGGACGAAATGCTGGCGGCGTTTCTTTAAGGGATCATCTTCATACCAGTTCCGTCGAATCGATAGGATCAATCTAGAAGACTTATCGATGGTGATCACATAGGGCAACGCGATTCCGGTGGGATTGCCCATGTCATCGGTGTCTTCGAAGCCGGGGAGATCATAATCCACCACCATCTCAAGGAGGGTGTAGCGGGAATCTAGATCCATTCCCTTTGATTCCCCGTTTAACTTGTCATAGGACTTCTGGATTTCGGTGATATCCGGGGACGGGGGAGGGAGATCCACATCAGAATAAAATCCTGAAACCTGCAACTTTCTAATTTCGTTGTAGGTTTTCTTCATGACATGGGTGGCCCGTTCGCAGGTCACCAAGTCAGTGGCCCCATACGACACCACGAAATCTTCTGCGGGAACGAAGATCGAAGCGGGTCTACCGAGGGAAGGATCGTAGTAGACCTTTCGGAATGCAGCGCCTGAGAGGGCAAGAGAAAAAAGAAGTTTCTCGGTCTCTGAGCGGTATTCGCTCATGCGTTCGGTCAAGAGATAGTTTAAATACTCTTGCACCCGCTGAGCTTGCTGCATTCTTTCGGGGGTGGTTTCGCCCAAGATCTTGGTTTGAACGGGGCCTCGGGCGGGGAAGATCTCTTGAATGGACTGGGCTTGGAAGCGAACAATGGCCTCGGAGAGCATGGGATGAAAGACCCCACACGCGCCTTCCCATGGTTGGGTGCGATCTTCGATCTTGAGTCCTAAGAGATCGAGACCCTTGATGTAGGTGGTTTCCCATTCTTTGCGGGAATCCTTATCTGCATCGAAGAGGGTAACGAGTTCCGAAGCGATGTTCCCGAGAACCGAGTCATCGATAAACTCGGCGAGGTTGTCATCATGGGCGGCTTCCGGAAAGGGTTCCGCAGAGAGACTAATCTCCACGCCCCCATCTGGGAGTTCTACCACCACCCCTTCAGAAGGCGGTTCGACCGCAACTTCCATTGATCCTCCTCCCAACAGGGAGGGCATCAGAGCGCGATCTACACCCATGGCTTTCCCCTTATACGTCGGTGAACTTGCCGCCTTTAACGGCAGCACCCATCCCTCGGGCGGTTCCCTTGGTTCCCATGCTCATGCCACCTTCAAACATCTTCTTTGAACGCATGGCACCGCCCACCATCACCGGCTTCCCTTTGGACATTTTGTCCTTAGGTTGCTTGCGAGACTTCGGGGCTTCTTTCTTTTCAGACTTGTCTGTTTTGCCTTTCATCGTTTAAATCCTCAGTAGTACGCCACTTTACGTTTATACACCGGTTCATCTTGTTGATCGGATTGAAGGGAAATAAATCCTCCCCTCCGATAACGGAGCAATGCCTGTGTGCAGGAGTCTACATAGTCATCATGCTCTCCGGCAGGAAAAGACGCAAATTCCTCGACCACTTCCTCCGCAAAGCGTTTGTTCGGTCGCCACACTTTTCCACTGGCAAAGAGATCACTAATCGCATTCACACGGGCAATTTTATCGTTCCCCCGAGAAGGGGTATATTCTGACACCGGAATCCCCATCGCACGAAGCTCGAAGATCAATGGGGTCCCTGCGGCCTTGGCTTCCACAATGAGGGAATCGGGCTTCCAGTAGTTGTAGAGTTCATAGGCTCTTTTCTTTAAGGTCGGGAACTCCATCTTCTCTCGATGGGCATCCATCAAAATCAGATTCGGTTGCATGACCCCAGACTCATCCGGGTGGTAGAAGACACCCCAAGTGGTACAGGCGGAGTAATCCGAGCGTTCGGATTTTAAGAATGCGGTGTCCCATGACTGGATCAAAAACTGACACTGTGGGGGATCTTCTCGATCCCATACCTTCCATGATTCGCGTTTAACCAGAGCGCCTTCTTCGGAGGTGGGATTCTGCTGGTACTGCGCCATCCACTTATGAACGGGGATTTCTTCCCGGATCGCTTCCAGTTCCTCTAGGGGCCAGAACTCAGGCCATAGGGGTTTGCCTGAAGGCATGATGGCGGGGAACTCGATGACCTCCCATTCATCTCCCCCTCTCTGGGCAGAGGCTTTGAGGACCTGTCCAACGAGATCTCGCTTCGACCAACGGGTACAGATGATGACAATGGCCCCGCCGGGTTGAAGTCTTTGTCGGGGACCGGAGGTATACCATTCATAGGCATGGTCAAAGACCGCAGGATCTGCCGATTGGCCCTCTTGTTCATCATGGGGATCATCGATAACGAGAATATCGGCACCTTTACCGGTCACGGCACCGCCAATGCCGATGGCGAAGTAGTCACCGCCCTTGGAAGTACTCCATCGACCTGCGGCTTTGGAGTCCGCACGGAGGGAAACATCCGGAAATACCTCTCGATAGGTGTCGGAATCCACCAAGTTACGCACTTTTCGACCAAATCCCACTGAAAGTTCCGCCGTGTGAGAGGCTTGGATCACCTTTTTGTGGGGGAACTTGCCCAAAAACCACGCCGGAAAGAGAAAAGACCCGAATTCTGACTTGGTGTGCCGAGGAGGCATGCAAATGATCAACCGTTTGAGCTTGCCTTCCGCAATTTCCTCAAACTTTTCCCCCATAATCTTGTGATGACGGCCCGAAATGAACCCCGGCCACACCTTCTGCACAAACGGAATGAATCTTTCTTGGGCTAATTCCTTAGATTTCGCCCTCTCCCATTCCTCTAACAACCCTAACCATTCTTTCTGCTGATCAGGAGGGAGGTTTTGCACTAACCCCATGATTTTAGGAAGGTTTTCTACTGTTAGTTGCACTTAGAATAGCCTCAAAATGCAGGGACAATAGCCCCCGTTTCATCACATTCAAAGTGCCTGTCTCCTAATTCACCTCTTCGCGATGCCCCACCCTCTGGAGTGGGGCTAAGCGACGCCGTTACATCAGTCCACAGCCTGTCGAGGAGTCTTAACATCGTCCTAAACACTATAACTCAGGCTGTTTATTTTTTTCTAGAAGACAGGTCCGATTATATCACATTTAAGAAGGAATGTCAATAGTGTTTTTTAGAAATTTTTGCAAAAAATTTTTCTACATCTCACTTCCTTTCTACCTCAACACCCAACCCTACGGAACCTTACCCTACAGTAACTCCCACGGAACTTAACCCCCTATACCCCACCTGTTGTTTTTAGACAACATAGGGGAAAAGTAGGGGATCGTTTGAGTGAAATCGTATGTATGGGTGCGCGCAGGTACCCGCCTGTGTGCGGGGGGGTGCGGGTGCGCGTTAGAGACGCGCAGGCGTGCGCGTTTAACCCCCCCGTGCGTGCGCGTAAGAACACCGCGCAGGCGCTCGCGCTTCTACTGCAACACGGAACCCGCCGCGCCACTCGCGGCGTCCGACTCGGGCGACGGGCCGCACCCGTCGGCTGAGGCGGTCTGGTCAACGTCGCTTGTGTTTAAACCGTTCGACGCTAGCAGGGCCGCGAGCTTGCGTTCCAGATCAGCCGCAACCAGTGCAGCCGGACGCTCACGGTTATCCTCGATGACGTCCCTGTAAAGGCCGCATGCCTTGCCTAGCAGTTCCGCTGCCCGTAGCTGCGTTTGGGTCGCGGGAACTTCGCCGCGAGACCATTGGCGTAGCAGGGTGACAAGCATATCCCTGTCACTGACCGTGCTTACCTCACTCAGCCGCCTCCGCTCCGCTGCTAGCGCCTCCATGCATGCCCTGATCCTGCCGTCTACCATCAACTCCGCTGCTCGACGCTGCACGGACGCTGGCTTCATGTTTTCGGCGTCGTAGCTGTTCCGATAGCTGTCCGCGATCGACATCCCATTGACTACATTTTCCGCGAATTTTCGCTGTTTTGCGGTCAACCCGTATTCATCTGTCATGCCTGCCATGATGCGTTTAACCCTTGTTTACAAGCTGATTTGCTAATCTTTGACCATGCTGACTGCCTGATCTACTCACCGAATCCTACCCCTTGAGCCGTTTAACCGCAACTTTCAAAGAATTAAATTCAACCGATAATCAATGACTTAGCTGACAAGCTGATAAATTTATCGTTTAACCAGTTGACATGTGACCCTGTTACCTTTACAGTTCGCTCCACTGGCCCCCCAGACAGGCCAAGCCGCTAGGTGAAAAACAAAGGTTCTGGTGTCGGATGAGCGAAAGCAGCCCGACGGTTCCCTGAAGGGGGAATCCGGCCTAAAGCATCGGTGAAGCCGTAGGGTTGAAGGCGATGACCTGCAAGTACAGCAGCCGCCCGAAAGTCTGACGATGCCCAACGTACCGGAAATACCTTCGACT